ATGCCTTTGCAAAGGAGGGAAGCGCACGGCTTTCCCGCTTGCATAAGCACATGCATGTCGTACAAGTGGAAGAAAGAACAGGGAATTGGAAACAAGCAGGTAAAATCAGTACGATCGTGCTCGCCTGCATGATCCTTTTTCCGCTTGGATCAGCGCTTGTTACCTCACGTTTTTTCAATGCGAAGGATCATGCACAGCGTATTGATGTAAAAAACGTGGATTTCAGTGAAATTCCGGAAGTAGACTTTACCAAAACACCGATCATCGATAGAGACAGCTCTGTGCGATTAGGCGATAAAGTAATGGGGAATATGAGTGAACTGGTTTCCCAGTTTGATGTCAGTGATGAATATACCCAGATTTCTTACCGCAACAGTGTTTACCGCGTCACTCCGTTAACTTATAATGGCATTATCAAGTATTTTCAAAACAGAGAGGAAGGTATTCCGGCCTATATTACAGTTGACAGCACCAGCGGGAAAACAGAACTGGTAAAATTAAAAGATCTCGGCTTAAAAGGAATGAAATATGTGCCAAGTGGCATGTTCAATGATAATCTGATGCGGCATTTGCGTTTCAGTTATCCAACCGAGATCTTTGGCTCGCCTTCATTTGAAATTGATGAAGACGGCCATCCATGGTATATTTGTTCCACCTATACCTATAAAGGTGTCGGAACCAGAAAGAAAGTGACCGGAGCGATCTTCTTAGATCCGATCACTGGTGAAAGCAAGAAGTATGACGCCGGCGATATACCGAAATGGGCTGATCGCGTTTATCCGGAAGCAACCGTAGTCGAAGAGTTAGATGATAACGGCAGCCTGCAGGATGGATTCTTAAATTCAGTATTTGGGCAAAATGGGGTAACACTTACGAGTGAAGGCTACAATTACCTTGAAAAAGACGGTGATATTTGGCTGTACAGCGGCATCACTTCCGCCAACTCCGATGAATCCAATCTCGGCTTCGTATTGGTAAATTTAAGAACACATGAAGCAATGAAGATCAAGACAGCCGGTGCCAATGAAACAAGCGCAATGAAAAGCGCACAATCGGAAGTAAAAAACTACGGTTATGAATCGACTTTTCCTTTATTGATCAATGTAAAAGGAAACCCGGTTTATCTGATGTCATTAAAAGACAACGGCATTATTAAGATGTATGCGACCGTATCTGCGATCGACTACCAAAAAGTTGCCACGGTCAACAGTGATGAAGGGTTAAATGAACTACTGAAAGAAACGATCGCACTGTTAGGTGCAAGCAGTGATGATGTCGTTAATAAAGATAGCTTAGAAGAAGCGATCATTACTGTGTCTGACATTGAAAAACTGATGCTCGATGGAACTACGATTTATTATCTTCGTGATGAAAACGGTGCAGTTTATAAGATCACATTCAGTGCTAAATATGAAAATGAGCTTGTATTCTTAACTGTTGGGAAACAATTAAAAATCACATATATGGATCAGGAAGGCATCAAACAGATTCGTTCTTTGCAGGCGGCTGATGGAAATGAGGGTTCCTAAAATCATTTGAATAATTTATATAAAATAAAAAGGCTGTAACGGTTCATTGTTCGATCTTTGAACTGTTATGCCTTTTTTATTATACACGATCAGAATGGGGAGGAATAGGAAATCATCAATCTCTTTTTTATCATGATATCTTTCACACATAACACACTTTACTTCGCATAATCTATGTTATGTAACAAAAGCAAGATTTCTAAAAATCAGAAAGGAGGTAAAATGTCGTGAAACGTAAGGCTATACGAAACAAGCAGAAAGATAAAAAATTTTTCCGAAAAACTGCGATTAAGAGTAAGAAAATGAATGTTCTTCCGCCTGTGTTTCGTGGAGGCATCCGACTGTAGTTGATGTATGACTGATTTTCTATTGCTGTTGTCACAATTTGTACTTGTGATTTTAGCTGTGTTTCTCGTCTTTGTCCTGATGATCTTTATTTATAAACTGATTGCAGGTGTTTTACGTGTTGAGACGCAGCGTGATCAATCTCTAATTGAAAAACATACTTATTCTAAAAGGAGTGATTTATCGTGAAATTGTATGTTACTGCTATTCATGACCGCTTAAATGGTTATGGTCAGCTTGTTACTGTAAACAATCTTGAAGTTGCCAAGCGATCTTTTATTGATACTGTTAATGATTTGACTACGACTGTTGCAAAAAATGTTAATGATTTCACTTTATGGTGTTTAGGTACTTATGATGTTGATACTGGAGCTTTGGTGCCTAAGTTAGAGTGTATTTTGAAAGCCGATAGTATTAAAGGCTAGAAAGGAATAATATGGCTAAAACAAAGATTTCTACTCATAATGTAAATGACAAAAATGAAAAGCCTTGCATTTTGACATTTCCTACACAATTTAACGTTTATAGCCATAGAGCCAGATTGCGTACAGCGTCTGGCTCTCGTTATAAAAAAGAGTTTGTGTTAGGAATTGATGAAAACGGATGTAAGTGCTTAAAGGAAACTGGTTTGACTGATATGTATGCAAAGATACAGTCTCATCGTGCTTCCTGTGATCTTCAATTGATCTTATCTACTTTAGACCCTGCCCAAGTCAATGGTGCAATGTCTACGTATTCTTTCGGCGATTTACTTAATTCAGAAATTGTCGATATTACGAAAATGCCTCGGAACGCTGGCGAGTATCTTAATCTTATGAAACAAGGTCAAGAAATGTTTGCTGGCTTACCGTTAGAGGTACGTAAAGAATTTAACTTTTCTGCTGAAAAGTTTGTATCTTCGTTTGGCACTAAGGATTTCAGAGAGCGTATTGATAAGCTGAATAAGCGTTTTAATCCTTCCCCTGCCCCTGCCTCTGCCCCTGCAACTGAACCTAAGAAAGGAGATGAATAAATATGTCTAGCTTAATTGATAGTAACTCAAAGTTTGCGATTAATCCGACCCAGATTGGTAATATTGTACGTTCTAAGTTTGATATGAGCCATACGCATAAGACATCTTTTAATGTTGGCGAGCTTATCCCTTTTGACGTTCAAGAGGTTTTGCCTGGCGATACTTTTGACGTTGAAACTAATGTGCTCTGTCGTATGCAGACTCTTTTAACTCCTGTAATGGATGATTTGTATTTGGATATGTATTATTTCTTTGTTCCTAATCGACTTGTTTGGGATCATTGGAAAGAGTTTTGTGGCGAAAATTCACAAAGTGCTTGGATACCTGAAACGACTTATTCTATTCCAGTCGTTGAAATTTGGTGGGAACAAGAAAAAACTTATGAAGGAACTGTTTTGGACTATATGGGTATTCCATGCCAGACTATAACCGGAGCTGATCGAGTATTGTATGTCAATGCTTTACCGTTCAGAGCTTATGGCTTGATTTATAACGAATGGTTTAGAGATCAAAACTTGCAGGATCCTGCGCTTATTCCTACTGATGATCTAAATGCTGTTTCTAAATTAACTGGTAGAGGATATATAAATTATCCTTTCTTGGTTAATAAGTATCATGATTACTTTACCTCTGCTCTACCTGCTCCGCAGAAAGGTCCGGATGTAACTATTCCGATGGTTTCAGACGCTAACTTTCCTGTGTTTACACGTTCTGAACGTATTGACCCTACTTTGAACGAGTTTCCTATTGAGTTTTACGATTCTAAAACTTCTTCACCTGGTTCTGTTACTGATGGTCAGTATGTTTTAAGTACTAATATGGTTTCGCATTATGGTTATATGCGTGCAGGTTCTGAGGCTTCGGCTTCTACTCCAGTGTCTTTTATGTATCCTACGAATTTATGGAGTAATATTCAAGGTTTGCCTGTAGCTACAATCAATCAGTTGCGTTTAGCTTTTGCTACTCAGAAGCTTTATGAGCGTGACGCTCGAGGTGGAACTCGTTATACTGAGATCTTACGTTCTCATTTCGGCGTTGTGTCTCCTGACGCTCGTTTACAACGTCCTGAATTATTGTCTTATAATCATGTGCCTATCAATGTCACGCAGATCGTACAGAACTCTGAAACCGGTACTACTCCACAGGGTACTACAACTGCAATGTCTGTAACTGCTAATAGTGATGGTTCTTTTAAGAAGTCCTTTACTGAGCATGGCTATATTTTAGGTCTTTGCTGTGCTAGATATAAGCATTCTTATCAGCAAGGAATGCACCGCATGTGGTCTCGACGTACTCGTTTTGATTTTTATTGGCCTGTCTTTGCTCATATTGGCGAACAGCCTATTCTTAATCAGGAGATCTATGCTCAGGCTTTAAGTGCTGATAAGGAAGTTTTTGGATATCAGGAAGCATGGGCTGAATATC